CTAATCCCTATTTAATCCCTAATCCCTATTTAATCCCTATTTAATCCCTAATCCCTATTTAATCCCTAATCCCTATTTAATCCCTAATCCCTATTTATAAAATAAAAATGACGTGTATAATATATATTATTATATTTAATATAACTATATAATGGCAACAAAATTATGTTTAGGAAATGATTGGAATAATTTATTAAAATTATGTAACGGAAAAATATGTATCGATATTGGTGCGAATAATGGATTTGTAACATCTTTAATGCTTGAAAATGGAGCAACAAAAATCTATTGTATAGAGCCAGGTAATGCGAATTGTAAACAATTACAAGATAAATATAAAAATGATGAACGAATTATTATATACAAAATTGGTTGTTCTGATGAAAAAAAAATATTAAAAAATGTAACTTGGCTAAACGCGTGGATGATTGGTGATCCAAAAACAATTAATTTTCCAGTATCTCCTGGTGCGTGTGATGTAGAAGGATATCAATTAGTTGATATTGAATTAGATACCGTTGATAATTTATTTACAAATACAGATGAAGAAATATCATTTATGAAAATAGATGTAGATGGTTATGATTACAAAGTGTTAAAGGGATCTATAAATCTTATAAATCGTTGTCGTCCAATTATAATTATTGAATTGTCTTGTTATTATGATGTAATAGAAAAAAATTCTGTTCCTGAATTTATAAAATTTGTAAAAAAGAATAATTATACATTTGTAGATTTATTTGGAAAGATTGTATTTGATGAATATATAATTAAAGAATTTCCTTATCATTCATCATGTGATATTTTTTTATGTCCAACAGAAAAAATAGATTATTTCATGGAAAAGTTTCATGGATAAGAATAAGCTTTATTATATTATTTTCACAAGACAATAACATAATAACATACGATTACACTACATTCTATAATTGTTTTGTGTAATAACTGAATTGTATATTCGTTTATATTTAAAAAATATATTAGAATATTATTATATATTTTATAATGGACCCAAAAGTTTTAACAGTGTATAAATCTCCTTTTCCAAAAATGCGTGTTGGAAGACAATATGACGGAGGTTATATAATTGTAAATATTCCAAACAAAAAATATAATATATTACTTGCTGGTGGTATATCAGACGATATATCATTTGAAGAAGATTTTATTAATAAACACGATAATACTATAAAATGTTATGCGTTTGATGGTGAAATCAATCAATTACCAAGGCAAAATCCAAATATAGAATTTATAAATAAAAACATTGGTTTTGAAAACAATGACAAAATCACCAACATACATGATATAATAAACGCAAACGAAAATATATTTGTAAAAATGGATATAGAAGGAGGTGAAATACCTTGGATAAAAAGTTTAAGTGATGAACAACTTAATAAATTTGAACAAATAGTCATGGAGTTTCATGAACCTTTTTCAGATAATGAAATCCCAGTTTTTGACAAAATAAATAAAAATCATGTATTGGTTCATTTTCATGCTAATAATGGTGGAGCAGTTGGTAATAATAATAGTGGTTTTATTAATCATAAAGGTGTAAATATCCCACTCGTATTTGAGTGCACCTATTTACATAAAAAATATTTTACTTCTCTACCTGAATTAAATAGAGACCAAATTCCAGGTGTTCTTGATATGAACAATTGTTATGGTTATCCAGATCTTTATATAAATTATCCTCCATTTGTAAATTAAAAACATGATTAAAATACAATAATAACTTGAATATCTGTCATGTTATTATTATATATCTACATTCTATAATTGTTTTGTATATACCCTTCAAAGACAATATCATTAGAAGATGGATCTATATATGGTAAATTATATACAATTTCATTAAACAATGTTCCCGAGCCTCCAGATTGACGATTATTGTTTAATAAACTTTGAATTAAATTTTCTGTAATATTTGTTAGATTATTTATAAGCTCGCCTTCCGCCTCAGGCTCTTCATTATTTGGACTTGTATGTAACGTAGTACCTCCAGATGATTGTGTTTCATCTATTGAATTATTTATAGGTGTTTCGTCGCCATGGTTATCAGTTTCATCTCTTTCTTCATCATTGTTATCATTTTCATCATGATTACCTGATTCTGCTTCATTGTCCCTATCAGGAGAAGAACGACGAATGGTATTTATTTCCTGAATGAGAGGTTGACTTCTCGGTATGTAATTTCGGATATCGTAGCGACACACCGGGCATCTCACATGATTTCTAAACCAGGAATTCAAACTGTCATGGTTGAATATATGTCCGCACCCCAATATCTGTGTAACATTATCATCGTTGTTAAAATTTTCCAATGTTATCGGGCAACTGGAATTCAACTGATTTTCAATATTTGAATATAATACACGGCGTGTTCCATTATTTATTTGATCCAGGCTTGGATACACGGGGACTGTATCGTAAAAATTTAATAAAAAGTCTCCCAACCCCAAGCCAGTACCTCTTGCGAGTGCCGCACTTGTTCTATCATTTGTTTGCTCACCATATAAACGTTGAAATAAATTTGGAATCGTAGTTGTTGTTCTTCGATGATAACCAGTATCACGATTTTCGCTGTGAAATATATCATGATTATTATCATAAAAGCTGTAACCATTGTCAGTTCTTCTTCTTTGACGTCGTCTATTTTCACCATCATCACTTCCAATACCACTTCTTGACCTAACTCTAACACGTTCTCTATTTATATCCTCTGTCATATCTGAAATACCCGTTATACTATTGATTATATTTCTCAATTCACTTATATTTTGATACATTAAATCAATGTCTTCGTACATCATATTGATATCGTGAATTGTTTGATTATACATTTCAAGGTAAATATTTAATATAAATCGGTCATTGTTATTTAATAAATGTAAACGATTGAATCTCCTATTATAAAAATCTCTTTCTGACATTTAATATTAAATAACAAAAAAATACATTTAAACGCATTTTAATATTAATATATAATTGTAATTGTGAATAATAATAATGAACTTTGAAAATTATAGTCATAAAGGACTTTCAGGTCTTACGAATTTAGGTAACACATGTTTTATAAATTCATGTATGCAAGTATTATCACATACATATGAATTGAATGAATTTTTAACAAAAGAAGAAGGCGGGTATTACAAAAGGCGTTTAAAAAACATTTATGAATCCGCATTGTTGGTAGAATGGGATAATTTAAGGGCTTTAATGTGGGAAAGCAATTGTACAATTAGTCCAGGTAAATTTATTAAAACCATACAAAAATTGGCACAAATAAAAAAAATGGATATGTTTACAGGTTATAATCAAAACGATTTACCTGAATTTTTATTATTTGTAGTAGATTGTTTTCATACTGGTTTATCAAGAGAAGTAAATATGTCAATCAATGGTGAGATTGTGAATACAACAGATAAATTGGCGGTTCAGTGTTTTGATATGATTAAAAATATGTATTCTAAAGAATATTCAGAAATATGGAATATGTTTTACGGAATACACGTCTCACAAATTAAGGATTTATCTAGTGGAGAAATTTTGGCATCTACTCCAGAGCCATTTTTCATGATTGATTTGTCAATACCGTCTCATATAAAATCACCTTCACTAATGGATTGTTTTGACCATTATGTAAAAGGTGAAACCCTTGATGGGGAAAATGCGTGGTATAATGAAGATACAAAAATGAAACAAAATGTTCAAAAAGAAATTGTGTATTGGAGTTTGCCGAGTATTTTAGTCATAGATATGAAACGTTTTAATTCAAGCAATCGAAAAAATCAAATATTGGTTTCATTTCCTTTAGAAAATTTGGATTTACATGAATATGTAATTGGCTACAAAAAAGAATCTTATATTTATGATTTATATGGTATATGTAATCATAGTGGACTATCACAGGGAGGTCATTACACCGCTTTTATAAAAAACGCAAATGGTAAATGGTATCATTTTAATGACCAACTTGTAAATGAAGTAACAAATTTAAATGAATTAATCACGCCAAAAGCATATTGTTTATTCTACCGAAAAAGAATGGTTCAAACAGTTGGTGAAAGTAACAACTAGTTCAAATAGATAATTTTCTTTTTATACACCAAGTAATAATTCTTATATTTGCTGCTTTGATGATTCTTTTATATTTCTTATATTTTATATTTTTTAAGTTTAGGAAAAAATAATAACTCAAGTATATTTAATAGTAATCAATATATGTCATTTTCTTCATCAAAAAGTTCATTAAACAATTCATCAAATCCATCAAATTCTTTAGAAGAAGGGATATTCAACTCAATTGGTTTAGGCTCTAAAGCATCATCTTTAAATAGAAATAGCTCATTATCAACAACGGAAAATTCAACATTTTCTTTTGTTACAAATATTCTTACTGGTATAATTGTAGTAATATTGATTATTTTATTAGTAATTAATGGGCTACAATATTATTTTGGGATTAATGTTATTGAGAAATTAAAAGATTTATTTAGTAAAAAACCACAAGTAGAAATTAAAATGGTAAAAAGAGATGACAAAGAAGATGACGAGGGTAAAGACGATGATGACAAAATAATTAAAATAATTAGAAAGCCAGTTATAAAACAACAAGTATTTAATATTCCTGGTAATTATTTTAATTATACTGATGCGAAATCATTATGTAAAGCAGAAGGTGCACGTTTAGCGACATATAGTGAAGTCGAAGACGCATATAATAACGGCGCGGAATGGTGTAATTATGGTTGGTCCGAAGGTCAAATGGCATTATTCCCTACTCAAAAAACAAGCTATGATAAATTACAAAAGATCGAGGGACATGAAAAGGATTGTGGTCGTCCAGGTGTAAATGGTGGATACATTGAAAACCCAAATCTTCAATATGGTGCGAATTGTTATGGATACAAACCAAGAATGACAAAAGAAGAAGAAGATTTGATGAATACGAGCACACCTTATCCAAAGTCTGAAAAAGATTTAGAAATGGAACGCCGAGTGAATTACTGGAAAACCAGATTAGATGACATATTGGTTTCACCTTTTAATTATCAAAGCTGGAGTCGGGTTTAAAAAAAAATTGATTTATATTTTTTACAATATAAAAAAGACAATTAAATTAATGCCAAGACAAAAAGTTTTAGAAAAACAAGAAGACCAAAAAGAAACCCAAAAAGAAGACCAAAAAGAAGACCAAAAAGAAACCCAAAAAGAAAAAATGTTCAACCATGGAGAAACACAAACAACTGAAGAAAAAAAGAAATCATCCAACGGTATGTTACAAACAGTTTACGAATATGTGAAAAGCGCAACAAATACAACCATTCCAGTATTGAAATGGTTGTATTTCATATCCAAAGTGTATATCATATGGATCACGATACACTACATATCGTGCCAATTATATGTCCATTTTTGTGTTCCATCTGGGATCATGGGGTATTTAATTTCGCCACTCCTAGTATCATCGCCGCATTGTAAAGCATTACGCTGGGCGTTTTATAACGGCGGAAATATTATTGACAATATGTGGAATTATTTAGGAATATGGTGTTCAACTCAATTGCTAAAAATTGAATAATATTTATTATGTAAAATATTATTTAAAGAAAAACGGTGTTATTTACATTATATGCTAACTGCCAAACAACAGCAAATAGTAAGCGAACCAATACAAATTACAAGACATTTCAAAAAATGGAGTATGAATGAAATCAATCGTCTTCATAATGAATACGAAATAAAAGAATTAACTATAAGGCAAATCGCAAAATTACACGGACGCGGTTATTTATCTATATTACATAAACTAACAAATGAAGGTTTAATAAATGAACACTGGGAAAGCGCTAGAGGATTTTATGAAACAACGGATTAGATTACACTTCGCAGTGACCGTGTTAGAAATCTATATATTTTTTTTGGTTCTATTATTACGTTTTTTCATTTCATGGGATTGCGCTGGTTCTTTTGCGTTTTTTTCTTTTTTTCTACTAGTATTTTTTGGATTTTTGACTTGTAATAATTCAAGTAATTTGTCGTATAAATCGTCTTTAATCACTTCATCGTGGGTGATTTCTTCATAATCGCGTTTCTTAGTGCGTTCCCCACCCGCGAATAATAAAGTCATTGGAACCGCAACATGATTCATATGTTCGCTATGTGTAATCGCACCGCCAGCCATTTCTTGAAATTTATTAAATAAGGGTGGTAATACACCATAATTGTGATTACCACCTCCACCAGTTATCATATATTGATTCATTAATGTATATACATATTGTATATATAATTTTATTTTTACTTTAGCGAAATAAACTAAAGTAAAAATGTTAGTTTTAACTACTAGTATTCAAATTTGTATTTGAAAACCGTTTCAATTCTTGTACATTCTTGAATTCGCGGTTTTCTTTTAAATAATTGACAATTTTTTTCACTTGTTCTTCATTCATTATGATTTCGCCTAAACTCTTTTCAACATATTTAAAACTAAGTGGATTTGATATTTTATTGGTGACAAATTTGAGTTTACCATCGCTGATTTGGATATTAGCATCGTTCAAATTATTTCGTTCTGCGTAAGTATACAAGGATTTTGACAATTCCGACCTTTGTTCTCTCAATTGGTTTAAATTATCATTTAAAATTTTAATTTTATTATCCAAAGATACCCATTTTTGTATGTTTTGTTCAAATGACATGTTTTATATAAGTCAATAAAAAATTATCTGGATTTGAATTTTTCATGTTTTCATGTTTTCATGTTTTCAACCACATACACATACTTGTCCGACTATTTCTTGCGTGGTTAAAATACTCTATTTCGTGGTATACTTTTTGATTTATTTCCAAAGCAATATCCCTGAATTTAATCAAATTGGATAATATTCTATTTTTTTCTTCAATCAATTCTTTTCTTACCATTGGTTGTTGCCGATTGATTTCTTGGTAAATCAAAAAAAGACGGTTTTTATCCAATAAAAATTTCGTTCTAAATTTCTTTACAATCGCAAATACATTATGAGAATATATATTTGAATAACGACTTCGTATTATTTCAGGAATGATGAATTGATTTGTATCTTTAATCTCTTCCACCTTTTTTTGTACGGATTCTACAAATTCGCCTACTTCTTGTATTAATTTATCATCCCTCATTAACAATACTTTACCTGATAAAAATTCACATGTACTTTCTAACTTGTCAAATTGATATGCTGATGTTTTATGCGCTCCTGATTTCGCATCTAATTTCAAATAAGTGATTAATGCGAGCATAAAAGAATTAAATGCGGTTAATGCGGAGACAATGGTTGACCCATATTCATAAAATCCTAAGGTAATACTCAAGACAGTACATGCGGATGATATAAAAATAGTTGGAAGCATTATAAAATAAAGACATTGTTCACAATAAGTTTTGGATTCTACATATAAAATCTTTTGACCTTTCAAATAAAGAGCAATTAAATCCAGGGTGATTGAATTATATGCGCGTTTTCCAATATAGGCGTCATTAATTGTTTCCGAAAATTTAGAAAAACTATTTAAAAATTTCATTTCATCTCGTATATAATTTGAATTTTCTAAATAACTGACATCATTGTTTGAAGCGTCTAAAAAATGATAAAGCAATTCGGTTTCTTCAATATTTATTGATACATATTCTTCAATATCGTTATTATCCACGTGATTTTCATCAAATTGATGGTTTTCTTCTTTTTTTTCTTCACCCTCTTCTCCAGTTCCAAAAAAATATTTATTTAAACTACCGCTTCGATTCAACTTGCTTTTGTTATGTTGGTTTGTTTTATTTGTTGTTGATATCATAATTTTATATAATACACTTATAATATATTTATTTTATGTTGTATAATATCATAACATGTTATTGTCAAAACGCATAAATTATACGCCAAGAAATCATTTAGCAAATAAACAAAACAAATCAAATCGGGTTATTCTTTTTACAAATGTGAGAGATGAAAAAAACATGAAAGAATGGGTCACACACCATTTACTTTTAAATTTCGACATGATTTATATCTTTGACCATAAATCGATTATTCCATTAAAAAACGAATTTCACAATTTCAGTAAACGAGTCGTGATTGAGAGAGGAGGTTGGAACAATCCAGTGAAAATGCCTTTAATGAAACGCGCGGTTTCCATCGCAAAACAACATGGTTACGATTGGATGTTATATTTAGACGCCGATGAATTCCTTGTATTGAATAAATTCATGGGAGTCAAACATTTATTACAGACCTATAATTTTGCCCACTCTTTGAGTATCAATTGGTTAATGTTTGGGACAAATTTTCACAAAAAGGACCCAAACGGTCTTATTTTAGAAAATTATACTAAATCAGAATTATATTTAGACAAACATGTCAAAACATTTGTTCGACCTGAATACGTTGTGAATGTCACGAACCCGCATTTTTTTATCGTTGCGTTTCCTAGAAGAATGTTGTCGTTGAATTTAAAAAACAATATCAATCAACCCGCATTCAATGAATGGCGCACCGAATATTACAAGGTTGGTGCTTATATTGCCCACCACATTTATCAATCAGAGGAAACATATATGAATCGTAAAATCAAATTACCAACAGACGATTCTGGAGGTCGTCGTAAATATGACAGTGGAATACATAAGCGTTACAATTCAGTTGATAATGTTGATGTCAAAAATAAATATGTGCCTCGAATAAAGAAAATGCTAGGTTTTTATTACCATAAAAATAATATGGCATCGAATAAAAATACTGATATAAATAGTACGACAAGCACGAATGCCACATAATAATATAACAGCTTATGCCGTGTTATATTATTTTATATTTACCAAATTACTCAATATGTGGTGCGTTTATTTACGACCAGTTCGGCGACTTTTCATGCGTCTTCCGTAACTTTGTTGTAAGGCTAATAATCCAAAAGGTACAACTGCTTGACTTAATACACTTCCTATAAATCCACCTTTTTTTCCTCGTCCTTTTCCTCTTTTTCTAGAGCCTCCTTTTTGTGTTGGAGGTGGGGATAATGATGCCGGAGATGTAACACCAGGATGTTGTAAATTTACAAGTTGATTACCATAAGGTGATGCTCCAGATCCTGTAAAAACATTATCCCATTGGGTATTTCCGTTGCCATATTGCGATAAAACATATGGCGCGGCGCCTTCAGAACCACCCGCGGCATAAGTTGCTGGATTTAAATGTGATCCACCTGCTTGCGAACGGGCTCCTGGTTTTCCTGGAACACGATACATTCTGCGACTTCTTCTACTACTACTACTATGACGTTTTCCTTTGTGACCTCTTTTTCGTGATGCCATTATATATTTAAAAAAGAAAATAATAATTATTTATATATTATTTTGATAGTAAATTGTTATTACGCAAAATTAGAAAAAGTAAAATTAATATTACTAAAATCATTATAAAAATAAGGATGATGAGAGAAACAATGATATAAATATAGGGTTTAAATTCAAACAATACAAGTTCCATGATTGGTTTACAAAAATTCCGTATTTCGTATTTAATATTTTCTTTTTTCAACATTTCTAAACATTCTTTAATAATACTATTACTATTACTATTTTTCATAAATATGTAAAATATAAAAAAAACAATTTTTTTCCCATTTGTTTCCATTTGTTTTCATTTCGTTTTACTTTTTGTAATTTTTTCTAATACAAACATAATGGAAAATCATATATTTGAGCCAAATAAAGATTTTGTCTTTTCAAATATTTCTTTAGGACAACCAACAACGATTCAGGGAGGTGCTTATTTTACTAAAATATTATACAAAGAGAAACCGTTTTTCATAGAAACACCTAAATCTTTAAGTAAACAGGGGTTTGTAAAAAATGGGAAAAAAATGTTTTGTGATTTAATGTTTGACAATACCAATGAAGAATTTATCCACTGGGTTGAAAATTTAGAAACAAAATGTCAAGAGTTGATTCACGAAAAGGGTGATGAATGGTTTCAAAATAAATTAGAAATGAATGATATTGAGACAGCATTTACATCTGCGCTTCGTATATATAAATCTGGTAAATATTACTTGATGCGGGTGAATGTAAAAATGAATTATAATACAAGCATACCTTTAGTCAAAATATACAATGAAAGTGAGGTGCCATTAAATATCGATGATATTAAGAGTGATACCAATATTATATCCATTATTGAAATTCAGGGGATTAAATTTACAAGTCGCAATTTTCAAATCGAATTGGAAATGAAACAGTCAATGGTCTTGAATACTTATGAAATGTTTGAAAGTTGTTTGATTAAAAGAAATCCTGGTACGAAACCGGCATTTGATCCCAAGATAAAGAGTTTAGAAGAAACGCAAATTCTTTACAAACCACCTTTTGTTGAAACTGTCAATCATGATGAAAAAACGGAAGAAAGAATAGATGAAAAAATAGATGAAAAAAATGAATCAGTGAATCTTGTTTCCACAAATACAATTGGTGATTCTTCTTTAGAAGAATTTACACCAACTATTGAAAACACATCTTTAGAGGAAAATGAAACGAGTGAAACTATTTTTCAAGATGTTAAAAAAGACCGAGGCGATCAAAAATCAGATAATCATATTAAAGAAGATGTTGATTTAAATATAAAGGATGAAATAGATTTAGAAGAACATGGTAAAAAAATAGAAAAACCAAATGATACAAATATTTATTTACATATAGAAGAAAAAGAAACTTCTGATGAAATTCAAAATCAAACCATTGATACAATAGAGAAAGACGAATTAAAGGAAATAAATGATATCAATTTAGACATTGATACTTTAGAACCAATGAAACTTAAAAAACCAAACGAGTTTTATTATGAAATATATAAAAAGGCAAAAGAAAAAGCAAAAATGGCAAAAAAAGAAATGATGATTGCGTATTTAGAAGCAAAGAATATTAAGAAAATATATATGTTGGATGATTTAGAAGATAGTGATAGTGATGAAAATAGTTTAGACAGTGATTTGGATTTAGAAAATGAATACTTAAAGAATAAAGAATAAAGAATAAAGAATAAAGAATAAAGAATAAAGAATGAAAAATGAAAAATGAAAAGAATAAAGAATGAAAAATGAAGAATGAAAAGAATAATTAAGGACAATTGATGATTTACAAAATTTTAATTCAACTAATTAAACTGTATTTAAAAAAATATTTTATCATTAATTTTATATAATGAAGAATCCTTTTTCTTTTTTGAACGAATTTTGGAAAAAACATGGTGTCGGCGCGATTGTCATTCTTATAGTATTAGCTTATGCTCTTAATTTATTTGCTAACTATTTGTCTAACAAGTCATCATCTGGATCTGAAAAATTTGGAGAATCACCAAAAAAAGCATACGGAAGTGGTAAAGAAACACGTGAACAACAACAACCATCTGGTCCAACACCAGCACAAGAAGGCAGTAACGAAATGTATTCATCTGTAAATGGTATTCCAACTCCATCTATTGGTGTTCCAACATCATGTGCTCAACAAAGTATTCAAAATCCAGCGGAATTATTACCAAAGGATACCAATAGTGAATGGGCCCAATTAAACCCTTCGGGAAAGGGTGAATTAGCCAATATTAATTTATTAAAGGCTGGTTATCATATTGGTATTGATACAATTGGTCAAACATTAAGAAATGCCAATTTACAAATCCGTTCCGAGCCACCAAATCCACAATTATATGTTGGACCATGGAATCTTTCAACAATTGAGCCAGATTTCATGAGACCACCACTTGAAATTGGTGCTACCAATACGCAATAAATTTTTAGGCGATTTTATAATTGAAAAGTAAGATATTGAGAAAACATGTTTTCTCTCAATATCTCATTTATAAAATGATAAAAATAGTATTTATATAATACATATAGAAATGTCTGGATTGGATAAACAAAGTATTTTTTTATACATTTTTATATTTTTTATTCTATTTATTTGTTTAAAAATATATAATGATTCTGATGTGTTTAATTTGAAATGTATCATTTCAGGGGTTGATGGAAATAAATATTGTGTACGAGAACGGGCAAAAATAAATGAAGCCGCTGATCTTTTAGCAAATGTTACAAATAAATGTAAAGAATTAGTGAATTATATGAAGGACAAATATCCAAATGATCCCAAAGTGAAAAAATTAGTGGAAGGGTTCAATCCAAAAAAAATAAATGAAACATTGCCAACCAGTGAATTGACAGCATATAGTGAAAACAAAGGAGAAAAATTGGCGTTTTGTTTAAACCGAACAAAAAACAGTACGACATTGATTGATTTAAACACACTTACGTTTGTTGCGCTCCATGAATTATCTCATATTATGACCACATCCGTCGGACATAAACAAGAATTTTGGAAGAATTTCAAGTTTGTATTGGAAAATGCGAAAGAATCGGGGGTATATAACCCAGTAGATTATAAGAAATCGCCACAGCAATATTGTGGTATGACCATTACCGATAACCCATATTACGACTTGTAAAACCATGGATTTACGTTTATTTTTACATTCAACTATAAAAATAAACAAAATTTAAGATTTATCCACCAGAACTTCTTTGGCTACTGTGCGGATGATTTTATTGTAATTTTTTCGGGCTTTTTCCTTGTCACTATCGCACAAACTTTGGTCTATCAACTTTGTATAGAGGTCACTCTTTTTATGGTTCGGGTCTTTATATTCAGGATTGGCTTTCCCCCAAAGAGACATTTGCTTGATATTCTTGTGCTCGATTTCCTTGATCGCTTTTATCATTTGCTCATTATCCTCGTCTTTATGCCATGTATCATTGTTTTTAATATGAATGACTTCCCTTTTTAAATCACTACAATGAATCGGGCGTTTGCTTATATCTAATTGGTTTAATCCCCTCACTAAAATATTACTAATCCCTCCACAATACCCGAGTGGACCGAAATTTTCAAAATCGGTTAGGGTTAAAATGAGCGATTCCAAGAAATCACTTAGATTCAACGCATCTTTACAAGTCTCATTCAAGAATACATTCAGGTTGAATTTATTATTCGTAGTGTTATTGATGATGTTATTATTTGTGGTGTTATTCCCGATATTATCCTTCATTAATTCAATAATTTGCTTTTGGAACTCCTGGTTTTGTTTCAGTAATTCGACAATCGTGGACTGCATGTCCATTTCTTTCGGAAATATTTCAATAACAATATTTTCATCATTATCCTCGCTAACCTCCTCTTCCGGTTCCTTTTTTTCAGTAATTTGCTCTGTATTATTTTGATTACATTTATTTTTATGCCTCGATAATCCAGATTGATATTTATAAAGATTACCACAGCTACAACTAAATAGGGAGTTTTTTGGCGTTAAATTGTTATCATTTGTTATCATTTTGTTATCATTTTCATTTTTTATATGTTTAGGTCTCGCAATATGTCTTTCCCAGTCTATTTTTTTACAGCAACTAAAGTGACAAACATTACATTTATAAAATGGGAGTTTTTCAGAGTTTTTTTGAGTTTTATTTTTATCCATTTTTATCATAGTATGATAAAATAAAAACCCCTAAATACTTTTTATTTTAAAATATAAAATTTATGCTCACAAAATTATGCTCTCGCAGTTTCGACCATGAAATTTTTGGGAGAGCGTTATGCTCTAAAATGACCTAAAAAACAGTGTTTTTCAACATGAATCCCCCCAAATTTGAAAAATGGACATACCAAAAATGTCCATTTTTGGTTTTTCCAAATACTTTAGTCTTGAAATCAGGATTTTTTAGAATCTAAATCTTCGTAAAATTTAGTAATTTTTGTATATTTTATATAATTTTTGTATCCTAGGATTTTGTAATGTATATGTTGAACCTATATAAATATTAATTGACAAATAATATAGATGTTATTCATATTATTCTTATTGTTATGCTGGTTTACGAGTGTTAAAAGTATAAATTACCTTACAAAAAATCAGTGGACAAGTATAAAACATATTTTAAAGCATCCAAAAAGCAGTGATTACATGATAGATACCTGTAATCAAATCATATTTCAACACTACAAACATTATGCGTACAATATGGCATATCATTTCAAAACAACTTATTATAAAAAATGTAGGCATATTTCTTTGGATGAATTGAAACTTTATGCGTCCAGGGGATTATTAGATGCGATAACAATGTATGATACAAGTACGCCATTTTCATTTTCAAAGTATGCGTCAATATACATAAAAGGAGAATTATATTATGGCATGTCGGAGCTACACCCACTTACATTATTGCCAATTTCAAAAAGAATCAGTAAACAATGGAGAACCCAACATTTGGTCTTGTATAAAAAAATGACCAATACAAAGTTTATCAGTCATTATGATTATTATGATCATTTGTATAAAAGTATTTCTAGTCAAGAAAATGAACAAGAAAGAGAGAATATAATAAAATTGATACAATTATGGAATAATATCAATCATTTGGACGTGGATGAACAATACAAAAAAATAATAAAATATAAGTATAATTTTTATTTTCAAAAAATAAGGTCCAATCAAGAAATTGGTGATTTACTTGGATATTCTAGTGAAACAATACGAAAAAAAATAAATAAAATAAAAAGTTGCGTGTATCATGAAAACAAGAATGAAAAACAAGAATGAAAAACAAGAATAAAAAACAAGAATGAAAAACAAGAATAAAAAACAAGAATAAAAAACAAGAATGAAAAACAACAATAATAATTAGTGTATTTATATAAATAAAAACTTTATTTATATATATAATAAAATGGCAACACCCAAACAAAATTCCATATACAAGGTAAATATATTAAATATTGAAAATAAAGTAGAATCTATCCATGTATTTTACGGAAATGTATATAAAAATAAAGTAAATTTAGAAGAATTATTCAAAACAGACCCAAAAAATGAGTTGTTTTTTGACAATGTATCTTATATTTTCAATGATGATGAGTTAAAAAAAATTATCGCCTACAAAATACCAGTATATTTTTCACATCAACAGTTACATACAGACGATAATATATTATCTATAAAAATAAAAATAACCGATGAAATAAATAGATCCTCTCATGAAAAATATCAAAGATATCCAATTTCTCTTAGCGAGCTTTATTTATTTGGGCTCATTGAAACCACATTAAATCCAACCAATGTATATTCCGCATTAACGGAGAAAAAACGAGAAGTCACTAGAAAAACACTAGATTTGGTATTGTTAAATATTGTCGATAACGCGGAATTTGATATACCCGAAAAATCCAATTATACATATGACGACATACTTTCGCTCGATTTAATAGACCAAACCTTTTTAATAACTCGAAATTTAGGACAATCGCACTTACTCATTGCTGATGAATACCCTTACATCGGTAACCCATATTTGGTTGAATCATATAATGACACGATAGAAAGACAAATCAGAAAATCAATGTTGTCTTTAAATACTGTTTTATTAATGAATACGGGTCTAATATACAATAACAATATTTATGTCTGCCTGGCAAATGATGTCTTGGAATATAATAAAATACGCGATTTAAAGCAGGAGACATCAATTAAGATATATTACCCAAACCTACTTAAAGACGACATTGTTTCTCTCGACACATTAAATTCAAAAAGGGAAATGTTGATTGATAAATCAAAAGATTTATTTCATGATGATGTATTTGATAATTTTAAAAACGTGGATATGTTTTATGATATATACAAAGAGAGAACGACAGAAATGAATTATAAAACAGTAGGGATTCATTATATAAAAGTCGTGGTAAAACCGACATATGATATAAAAATTCCTTTAGACGTTATATTTAAATTAGTACACGCAGATATCACAAAACCTTTGATTAAGTTTAATCCATCTGTAAAACAGGAAAATATTTATCGATTGTATACGGATACGCTGAGTAGAGACGGACGAAAAATACCGTATTTGTCAAGGGCAACTATTTTTAAATTAATAAAAAGTATTGGAAAATCCAAATCAGTAAATGTATATATTGAATATAAAATCGCTAAAAAAACGCACACAATGTTGTGTGAGTTTGACGAATATGGCAATGTTTTTATAGACTGCGAATTTGAAAAAGCAACAAGTATGGCACATATTGAAACATTGATTAAAAAAATGGTAAATCCTATTATTGATGATGTGAAAACGTATATCGAAAAAAGCGGATACAGTATTAATTATTTTGAGGGTTTTATTGATAAAAATGTGGAAATTAAACAACTTAATTATGAAACCACCGTTGAAATTGAAAGATCCATTAATTTGGATAAATTAAAAGCATGTCTTTCAAGTATTTTTGTTGTTGAAAACGCTAATTTAAAAACTGGTATTGAAATGCGATTTAAAAGAGTGTCTAATTTTAGTAAAACCAATAGTCAAGAAGCATTTATTATTGAAAAACAAAAACAAAAATATACTCTTCTTGAAATCATTGAGGGTTTGATGGATAATTATAAAATGTCTGAAAATGACGCTAAAGAATTATTACAAAAAGTGGCAAATGAGTTAGAAGTTGTGAAAGGCGTTAGAAAATCTGAAATCGAAATTAAAAATAACCCCGGGTTTAAAACAAGAATAGAATTAAATAAAAATACGGGTGTCATTACCATGTCAGTAGAGGGTATTAATAACATTGAATACTTGAATAATATTCCAATATACTTGGATACATTGGTCCGGTTAACACAAGATATGAAATCTACAAATTATCCTGTAAAACAAATTAAAAACAATTGTAGTGGAGGTGAATTGAAAACCGAAATTATTCTCAAAGATTTTGAAAAAGAAGAAAATATTCAACAAAAAATGTTTGATTTAAGTTCTGCCAGTTCAAAATCATCGTCATCATCAGTTGGTAATACTGAATATAAACCATATATAACAGCATTTAATGAAGATGAAGAACCAGAATACAATAAAGAAAAAAAGGAACGAATTAAAACAGCGTTTGATTTATTTTATGGAGATGATAGTGAATCTGATGAAGAAAATAGTGGTAAAATGTCAGGAGGACAATCCAGCTCCAATTCCAAGTCCTCGTCTTCGGAAACATTCAAGGAAGGAGATATTTTGGATTTTGTTGTACCAGCAGAGGAGGAAGAAAATGTGGAACAGAATAATAATATTGTAATCGGACAACCACTTTATCCGGGTTTTGATGATGAAGATATTGAAGATATGAATGAAAATATAATAGATTTAGATGGAATGAGTTTAAAAAATCCCAATGTATTTGAACAAAAATTACAACAATATGACCCAACATTGTTTTTAACAAAAAAACAGGGGAAATTTAAACCATATTCGCGAACATGTGCGTCTAATTTGAGGAAACAACCCGTATTACTTACCAAAGAAGAATTTGAAAAAATCAAAAAAAATAAACCAGGGTTTTTAAAACCAGAAGACGTTTTAAAATATGGCAGTGACCCAAAAAACCCGAATTATTATATTTGTCCGCGTTACTGGTGTTTAAAAACAAATGCCCCGATTGATCCGACTGAACTTAAAGAGGTGCGTAATGAAAAAGGACAAATCGTAAAAAAACACCCTACTTGCGGAGAAGTGATTCCAAGAGACGCCAAGGAAGTACCCAAGGGCGCATATATATATGAATTTTTTGATCCGCAAGAACATGGGACACAGGAAAAATATATACAGCATTATCCTGGTTTTATGAAGGAGGGATTACATCCAAATGATTTATGTATTCCTTGTTGTTTTAAAAAATGGAATACAAAAGAACACATAAGTAAAAAGGCAAAATGTGAGAAACAAATGGAAGAAGTGGAAGAAAATATTCCTGTTTTTGGGTCTGACTCCGAGAGTGAAGAAATGGATAGCGACAAAGAAGAAGAAAGAATAAACGTTGTAAAAACCACAAAAAATATAGGAATTACACAAGAAAAAAATTTACAAAGTGATAGCAAAAGTCAATTATCTGTTGAAGAAATTGTAAAACGTGGTAATGAAAAAGAAGATTTTTACATCAAGGGGCAAGAAAAAGTGCCATTAGACCCCGGACGCTGGGGATATTTACCTATAAGTATTCAACATTTTTTACATGAAGACAATTCAAAATGTCAAACCCAAGGTCAAAATAAACAAAATGTGAGATATTTACATAGTTGTTTATTACGACACGGTGTTGAATTCAGTGAAAAACAATCATTTATTGCCTGTATTGCTGACATTAAGTATTATATTGATTCAAAACGTATTCCAACCATTAAAGAAATGAAGGAACTTATTATTTCATCTATATCTATAGATGATTTTTTAACGTATCAAAACGGAAATCTATATATTGATTTTGATATTGAACCCAACAATATTAGTCAAGAATTAATACAAACATATATGAATTCAAAAATTTACCAAGAAACTCAGTATAATTTAGATTTTTTTTATAAAATAGTATCTTCTTTTGAAAATTTTAAAGCGTTTTTAATGGATAATACTGTAAATATTGACTACACTTATTTATGGGATATTCTTTGTAAACCTAACCCTAACCTATTTTCAGCGGGGATCAATTTAATAATATTAGAAGTGGATACAAATGATGCTACAGATACAGTAAATTTGATTTGTCCAACCAATCATTATTCTACTGAAATATTTGATCACCGAAAAAATACCTTTTTTATTATAAAAAACGGAAATTATTATGAGCCAATTTATTCATATAAAAATGTAAATAAAAAATTAACTATTATTAAAAAATTCAGTGAATTGAATCCAGAGTTACCCGCAAACATCCGCAATTTGTTTAAAAAAATAATAAAACCATACATTCATACCATGTGTAAACCTTTGAATAGTATGCCTTTACAATATAAATTTTTAAGGGCAAATTTACTCAATAACGTAATCACAAATTTAAAAAAAATAAAATATACTATAGTGAAACAAATTATCAATTATGAAAGTAAAGTCATTGGTGTAATTGCGTCGAATGATGCGTCAATTGGGTTTGTCCCGTGTTATCCATCATCTATTAATAATAATTACGATTATGAGTTAGTGACTAAAGATACATTTACTGATTATAAAAATACAATTCGTTTTTTAAGAGAAGTCTACAAGTCAAGCAAAAAGGTGATTTTGTGTAATCCGCTTTATAAAGTAGTAGATAAAAATAAAATGGTGGTCGGAATATTTACTGAAACAAATAATTTTGTTGGAATAAATGAATACATTTTTCTCAATGATACAACTGACGATTCTTTGTCTATAATTGAAGGCATCGACCAGTATAAAATAGACAATAAAACGTTATTAACCGAAAAAGTCGATGAAGACAGAATAGAAAGTATACAACGGATTAAAATGGAGACAAACCTATATAACTCTTTTAGAAACACAATTCGAATCTTGTTAAATGATTATAAAAATATCAAACAAAGAGAGAAAATAGAAAAAGAGGCAAATTCACCATACATGTTGTATAACGATCAACTGGATAGTATTTCCGAGCAATTGAAAAAACTGGTCGGTGATAAAGTAATCTTTACAGAAGATTATGATATTGGTAAAATAAATAAAAAATCAGATATATCCGCTTGTATGATGAATGCCTCTAATAAATGTTTATTGAAAAATTCGTGTACAATAAAATCCGAAAACAATACATGTCAACTTGTGATTCCAAAATATAATTTAATAAGTAATTCAAATGACAATGAAGAATATTATTATGATAAAATGGCTGATGAAATTATTCGTTATAATAGGATAAAATCATTCATGTTTGAGCCTCAAACTTATTTATCATTTAACAATTTGGGATATAATTTAACCGACAATGAAGTAGTCATGATACAATCATTATTGACGAGTGAATATTTTGATACTCTTATACCTGCGGCGTTGAATAAATATGTGAAATATAATAATTATGATAGCGTAGAGCCTCAAATAACCCAAGTATACGATAATAGACTTCAATTAAATGATACAAATATAAATATTGATGTTGATAATGAATTGGTTGAATATATGCCAAAAATGAAAGATAAAATAACCTCGGGGGTGTGGAAAAAATCATTTCCGTCATCATATAGTGAGTTGATTTATGATAATGGTTTTCATTTGTTAATTGATATCATTAAAAAGGCAACATCACAAAATTTGACAACAAATCAAATTAGACTTGATTTATTACATGAATACGCGTCTTATTTTAAACAAAATGGAGATTATGAAAATAAAATATTAGACGTATTGGCATTGGAAGGAAAAAAAATACTTGTCCAACAAGTGAGAGAAAAAGTAATTACATTTACAAATTTTATTTATAATAGTGACTATTTTATTTCCAATTTGGACGTTTCTTTGATTTTACAAAAATATAAAATTCCGTCGTTTTTTATTTCTACCAAACCAATATGTCAGAATAAATATACCAATAATGCTTATGTAATATACGGTGAAACAAACAACAAGTTTTGTTTCATCGTAACATCGCCATTGACACGAGGTGAAAAAATCGCAACATATAAATTAGTTCAAAATGACCAACGCAAAATCTTTATGGAAAAAAGTGTTCTTCGTGGCGAGGGTCTTGACAACGCAGATGAGGCACTTGACAACAAACAATCAATGAGCGAGTTTTTAACTGTATTCAATAAAAAAGAATATTCATTAAAAAACAAGGGTGCTGAAAAACAAAAGGCCAAACTCGTTATTGAAGAAGATAGCGATAATGATAACGAATTTTAATAATAATTATAAAATTCCCGAATATTATTATTTTATGACTGGTTGTTCTATTTTCATAAAATATTCCATTGTCTTTTGAATACCCGTTTCCAAGTCTATAACTGGTTTAAACCCGAGTTTTTCCCACGCCAATTGAATATCAGGCTTTCTTTGTTTTGGGTCATTTTCAGTGGATGGTAAATAATCCACTTTTAATTCTGTGCCACATACTTTTTCAAAAATCTTGATCAAATTATTCAACGTAAATTCGCAATTTGGATTACCAAGATTCACTGGTCCGTATTCGTCCTGGCTCGCCATCATGGAAACCAACCCGTCAATCATATCATCTACATAACAGAAACTTCGGGTTTGATGCCCATCACCATATATTTTTAAATTTTGATTCTTCATCATTTGATTAATGAAATTCGTTATCACACGTCCATCATTTAAATCCATATATGGACCATACGTGTTGAATAAACGCACAATTTTAACATTCATATCAAATTTTTTACGATATTCGTAAAGTAATGTCTCTGCTACACGTTTTCCCTCATCATAGCAACTTCTTTCTCCAACAGTATTTACATTCCCATAATATCCCTCGGGTTGTGGATGAACTAAAGGGTCTCCATAAACCTCCGACGTTGATGTAAATAATACCTTTGCCCCGTGTTTTTTTGCCAAATCCAAGACATTTTTGGTTCCTACAAAAGAGGTCATTAATGTGTCAATCGAATTTGCCTTGTATTTATCTGGACTCGCAATACAAGCCAAATGATAAATTTCATCTACTTTGGGTAAAAATATTTTATTTGTAATGTCAAAATTGACAAATTTAAAATTGGAGTTTCCTACAAATTCTTCAATATTACTCATTTTACCAGTGATTAAATTATCCATACAAATCACCTTGTTAACGGGATTTTCCAATAGTCTCTTACAAATATGACGACCTAAAAACCCGGCACCACCCGTAACTAATATATAAGACGACGCGTTATCCTTAACATTTGTGCGATTTACATCATGTAACCAATCTCTTTCTGGTCTATCATAATTTTCATTTCTATCTAAATTTGCCTGTAATATATAAGAAGGAATACCATTTTGAATCATTTGACTATACATTGAATTGGTGTCTTTGGGGAAACATGTGCCTCCATATCCTCTCTTATAATTATATCCAGGACAAGTCATATGAGTGGCTCCAATACGATCATCTAATTTTACGTAATTTATTACGCTGTTGTAATTAATACCTAATTTATCAGCCAAATCATAAATCTCGTTAAAATAACCCACTTTGGTCGATAAAAATGTGTTTCTAATTAATTTATTCATTTCCATTTCTTTATTGGTGCCAAAATGAATATTGTCATATTTTATACTCTTGTGAGTATGAGCATGTTCAATTAATTTTTGTACGTGTAAACGAAATTGCATTTCTTTATCAAATGTACAATTTTCATAAATTCCAAATAACCAATGTTTATTCGTCGTAAAATCCTCTTTCCAGTTTTGCTCGGTTAAAAATTCAGGCATAAAAAATACTTTGTGTGAATCGCAATAACCTATTGGAACGGTAGAACGAATTATAATGTAATCATGTTTTAAACGAGTCACATACATGTCAATTAAATTGGTATAACATGATCCATCTATATTTGTCGGTGTAGGCAATGAAATAAAAACCAAATCTACGATTTTGACAATTTCATCCAAATCTAAATTCGGCGGCGAACATAATTCTGGTACACAGTCGTATATAAAAAATTCAACATCCGCATTTTTTAATAAATATGTCGCTTTTCCTACAAATCCAAACCCAATGAGTAAAACTTTCATAGAATATAATTTATAATAACGCATTTTGTTTATATTTGTTTTATTATAAATTATTATAATTCATCATAACTATTTGTATCATTATCTACTACGATTTCACTATCCGAGTCATCGTCATCATCATCATCATCGTCATCATTATGATTCGAAACACCACCAAAACGAATATACTGTACAGCGTTATGTAACGATGGCCTCGCATCATTACGAATAATAGAAAAAATAGAATCATCCCTATCATATTCACCATTATATCCAAACATTTCGTCGTGGTCAATATTTGGAAGTCGTTTAAAAACACTTTTATCATATTTTTTATAAAAGTTCATATGATTATCGTCATAATTATCAACCAACATTTTATTATTTTTATCTCTTTTAAATACCTTTCTCCCAAAATATGGATTATACCGAATAAACAAATCAAACTTTTTTATCAAGATTTCATGTGAATTTGTAATTTTTTCAGTGCCAACAATATAAAATTTTGATAAATAATACAAATGTAAATAGGGTCGCATGATTTCCACCAATTTATTTTTAGGAAAATTTTTATGAATACACAATATTTTGTATTTTGAATGATTTGATATCAAGCTTTCAATCATGGAAACAACCGTCTTGTATAATATATTTGGACTTGTGGAATAGACATACCGTTTGATTGATTCTTCTCTTATTAACTGTTCATTGTCTTCCCTGAATATTTCAAGGTCAAAATCTACATTAAAAAATTGTTGATACAAAACAGGCATCGCAAAGGGACGACTTTTCATGAAAAAATAAATATTATATAAAGTCGCGATGTCAAATACTATATTGTTATACGGATTTTTTGGAACCAATGGTTCACTGAAAAATAAATACGAATTTGACAAATTATTATTCATTATATTCACCAAATCACTTGCCGAAAATAAATATTTACAGTTGTTTTGAAACAATACAAAGACACCTGGATGTTTTTCATCCAGTTCATTCATATACAAATCACTTGATATTTGGAGAACCGCTTTTTTGTATTTATACAATCTGGCAAAACGCATAAACGCAAAATGGGTTTTTTGAATTTTTGAAAAATAGGAGAAAAATAAATTTTTTATTTCGTGATTATAAAAGATATTTTCCAATACATTTGTTAAAAAAGTGAATTTATATTTTACCAGTGTTGTATAATTGGATTCACCTTTTGATAAAAACTGGTACATATTTATTACATAATAAAAGAGTTCCATATAAACCGTTTGTTTTGTATAATTCGCAGGTTCCACCATATGATATATACAACGCAACAATTGACAAAAGAATAATGGATAGTTTTCTTTTTCAGTGTTTTTATCAATACCAATAAACGCTTTATTTGACGCGCATTTATTTATAATTGAACAAAGTGAAAGCATATATTAAATAAAATCAAAATGATTATATATTATAATAAAGATATATTTCTAATATATTTCAAATATATTTATATTAGTATATACATGAAAGTAATAAAAAAAACACCAACATCAAAACAAAAAACAACCAAAAAATGTTGCGATACACAAAAATGCTGTGCAGACATAGAATGGTCGTTAGGTTATCTTATAGGTGAAACAGTTTCTTGTTTTGTAAATTTATGTCTCCGATTTGTAAATAATACCAATAAGGGGTTTGAATCTCACAGTAAACCAAATAAACCCAATATGGTTAGACGTTCATCTTTATAATTTTATAGTAAAAAATAATAAAAATTGTCATATTTTTATTATTTACATATTTTTATATTTTATCTTATTTCTAAAACCCAGGATTATAATCATCATCATGACCTAAATCACTTGCCTTGATATTGACAACATTATTTTCAATAACCAATTTATTTTTACTACATTTGTCATCCTCATTTTCCAGACCACCAAATACATCATCAATTATCTTGTTGGTGTCTTCTTGTTCGTATTGAATCGTATCTTCTAATTTACGCATTTCGTCCAAATCAAGCACCACCTGGAATGCGTTGGTTCCAAATAATCCTTCTTGTCCACACATGATATTTGCCGATACACCACGCATAATATCCAATTCCGCATGTCGCGCCGCTTTCAGGAATTGTTCAGGCGTTTCCTCAAAAGACGCCTTGGCAATCGGTCCAATATTATCATTGTTAATACCGTGTCTAAATATAGAAATCATCTTGTTGGTAAATGTCATTCTATCGCACAACATTGCCATGTGATGATAATTAATATAAGTACCATCAAATTCAATCACTTCCGCCAATTCATTATAAATGGTTTGTCGTGCGGCCTCAATACCAAATATTTCATATATTTCAACAATATCATTACTAAATGTGCGTTTTGCGTCAATGTAATCAAGAGCCAATACATCCAAGATATTTGTTCCAATGGTATCCAAGACCCATATATCTTGTTTCTTGTATACACCCGATGTTTCCACCAAATTATCCTTGATCTTACGAAGAATTACCTTGTTGATATTTTTAACACCACGTATTACTATATTGTGTAATATTTGATCTTGGAAATTCTTCAACATGTATATTTGGTCTGACTGGTCAAGTGGATTGACTTTGCTCTTATTTTGTCCAATGGGTGCGACACCCTTATCTTTTATTTTATTAACTACACTATTCATACGAATCCTAAACACCAATTTGTCCGCATTATAGTCCGAATATACACAAGCAACTTCGTCTCCGTAACTATTTTTTAAGGTGAAATTTACATCATCCATAGTAATATTTTTCTCCAACATGATTTCTGAATCCATCTCCATTCGTAGAATCCATTTTGATTTTTCATTAGTTCCGAGTTCAAACGACTTTTCAATACATTCATCCACCATTTGTTCAAATGATTGAAATTGTTCCATTGTCGTCTCATCCTCGCCAATCAATGTATTTAAATCATCTGGATCAAAACAAATATCAATGGATTTCACGATTTCTTCCATTTTGGTGTGCTCCAACATGTACATAATGGATTGCGCTTTTTCACGGTCAGTTTGTTCCTCTGGTTTCATGTAAATGGTTAGCGACGGATTTTTTGGTTCAGGTGACAAGGATAATATTTCCTCTATTCGGGGCACACCACGGGTGACGTTAGATTTAGATGACACGCCGGCAAAATGGAAAGTGTCGACAATCGCGAGACCATTATAGATGTTAAAATTTCTTGTATCCGCAACTGTTAGGTCAAACGCATAATTTGTAGTATTTGATACTTCTTCTATACTTTTGATTTTGTCAAACAAAATATTTTTATAACGACCATTACGATGTTCAAATATTAGTTCTCCATCAAGATTATTTGGCACAGTATCATAACTTTTACAGTAATTATATTTATAATCATGGTTCAAAATATCTGCTAATTTTTCTTGTTTGTATTTTAATTTAATATTTAATTTTTCCGCCAATAATAACGCTTGTTTGTTTCTAACAAATAAATTATATAATTGTTTAATATCTTTGCTTCCACGATTATTTGTTTCTTGTTTTTTAGGTTTTGTAAGATAACTGTAAATACCTAAATTATTCAAAATTTGTTGTACATCAATCAACATGTTTTTTGATACAGATGACATAACTATACTTTTGTCCTTTTTATTAATTGAACCATCCCCACCAATATAAGCATCCAAGAATCCAACTAAACAATCTTTGTTAGAGAATATAATCTTGTCTGAAATGAATTTGTTATGACTCAATTTTCCACAAAATAGCTCCAAGATTCGACACAATACAGTATTGTAAATACGAATATCTTGTGATGTCCATCCTTCTTGTGTTTTATTTTCATTTTTATATATTTTTGTAGTAATATTCCATTTTTCACATAATTCTTGTATTGGTTTCAAATATTCTACATCATTATTTGAAATAGATAGTTGGAATTTAGTCATACAACCTTCCGAAGCATAAGCACCAATTAAATAACCAAAATTATAATCTAATGGAATGACCTCAGGAATTTTATAATCACACATGTTGGTTTGTTTGGTATAAACACAACCCGGTGTAAATGTGGTCTTTGTTTTACAACCATTTCTTAATTTTTCACTTACTTTTGCGACAAAACTATCGCTTCGTGCGTAAGGTAATGTAAATGTTTTTCCTTGGTGTTTTGACCACCATTGATATTCATCCATCACTACTTTTGCCTTGTCAACCTCACTCGTGTATATATATTCATTTGGAGGAAGAATCTCTTTTAAATTCAATTCAAAACTTTCCTTATAATCAATTTGTTTGGTACTTACTGGTAAATAGTCACCTACTTTTAAAGAATCTCCATCTACCGGAACAATTTTTCCATCTACTAATTTCAAGAATGATTTTGCCTTTGTAGCAATGACCTCGCGTTCTTCACTCGTTGTTATTTTCAACATGGTATTTGTTCCATCTTTATTCACCACAGGGTGTCTTGTAACGGCTTCGACTTGTTTCCATAATACTTCTCCTTCTTCATTACATGACGGAATTTCAAAGTAATCCATCACCTCAGCATAAGTGGTATCTTTATCCGCATAATATTCCAGTTTTTTTGGTGACGCAATGTGTTTTTCAATAAAATCACCAATCTGTACTTTTTGAATTTCACCTTCACGATTCCTTACGATAATAGGTGTCTCGTATGTTACAGAGTTTAATGTGTTATGAACAATGACACCATAATCCGTCATAAATGTTTGATTCGCTGGGACAGTAAAATCATACACATATTCTTTTTGATCTGGAGTATATATTTCAATATGAACGATTTCATCCCAAATAACACCCGAATTTGCGGCTTGTTTTAATATACGCAACTCGTCTTTGATTTTTCCACATTCCTCATGTGATTCGAATATTTGAATATATTTTTCCAAAGTACGACGACCAATGGATTCTTTTTTGGTCCAGCGACCATAGGTGCGACTTTGTCCGGGTAATTTTAATTCTTTTCCGCATTTGGCAATCACATTACCAAGACCGTTTATTTTATCAATTTCATCAGACAAATCATGTGCGTCTTCTCTTGAAACATAATCAACTAATCCCTGTAATTTTTCAGAATGAACAAGACTGCCGATTTTTTCTTGATAAAGCCCACTAAACTTAGGAGAAATCGCCAAATTGTAGATATTTGAACCACGAGTAAAGTTTTCCTTGATAGAACCGAAAATATCGAAATAATTCAATAATAATGCGATATCTTTAATCATTTGTTTTGAACGACTACAAACTCTGATTTGGTGATGACCCTTGTCGCATTGGAAATTACCATCGCCATCAAAGTATGCTTGTAGTAATCCAGCTTTGAATTCATTCGGTGCCAAGAAAGCAAAATCTGGAACGCGTTTTACAAAAGAACCATTACCGCATGTTTCATTGATAAATTCGGCAAGATCCTTGTCACTAAACATGGTTTTTAGACTAGGACCATATTCCCCAGGTCTGTCATCTACTCTACATTCTTTATCAAATAAAACAGCAAACTTTTTAGTATTTTCTACAAAATATGGAGAAATATTTGTAATAGATATGCGATTTTTATTCAAATTTCCTTCTGCCAAGTAGGCACCAATGAACCAACCAAATAAATAGTCTAGTTCATAATGAATATCACCAATATTTATCACGCCTTTCACAAATGTATTATCAATATGTTTGGCAACTGGAATACGCATACCTGTCTTCATATCTGCACCTGTAATAGGAACAACTGTTTGATTGTCACGAATTAAATGTGAGTGACTTGTTGTTGTTTCGACGATTCTTCCGCTTTTCGTAGTTACTTTCATCATTTGTCCATTTACTGGATGACGACTTACATGTGAAATTTTATTCCAATGTGTTTTTTCCTCCGCATCAACACCGATAATATAGTATTCATCATCTAAAGCATCTAATAATGTTTCAACACTATCCGCATGTCCAGTATTGAATGTATATTCTGGGAATTTTTCAATAAGGTCATCGCATAAGTTACCTATTTCCATTGACAGCATATTTATTTTTTTTGTTTTTTTATTTACTTTTACACATCTAATATGCTCACAAAATTTTATTGACATTTGTGTTGTAGGCTCTCCTATGCTCTGCGCCGCGATCATTCCCACCATTTCACCAGGAGCAACAATAGCGCGCTTGTAATTCACCAGAATGTCCTCAAGTAATATGGTTAATGCCGCGCGATTAAACCGTTTCACTACCAATAATTCTTTTGGCGACAGATTGAAATAAAACAGTGTCTTGAATAAAAGGGTTGGTGGAGCGCAACGGATTTTTTCCAATTTTGAATAAGTGTTTTCAATCATTTCAAATGCCTCTAATGGTGTAATATCAACAATCGAATTCGCATTGATTTGTTGTTGTCCTTGAACATTATTGATTAAATGAGCAAATGCCACCGGAGTGCTTACAACACTATCGCCCTTATTTTTGAATATTTTCTTGATAATTTCGTCACGTTGCTCAATCATGAAATCAGTGTAAAACTTACATTTTTCCTGGGTTTCCTTCATTTGTTTCTTATAACGGGTCATTACATTTTTCAAAAAGAATGACGACAATGTTTTCATTTTATCCTTGTCTTCGGGAATATTAAAGTGAGCATAAATATCTTGAATACTCATATTCACCAAAGGTATTCCTTGGTTTTCAACCTTTACTGGATCAATATTATCATCACCGTAAGAGAATTGTACGACTTTACCTTTATTTGTTCTAACCGTCATGTCATAATTTACCATGAGATCTTCCAAACCTTTGATAAGTCTTCTTTGAATATAACCTGTTGTGGACGTCTTAACAGCAGTGTCAATTAAACCAACACGACCACCCATGGCATGAAAGAACAATTCTTGAGGTGATAAACCATTAATATAAGAACTTTCAACAAAACCACGAGCACTTGGTGTGTCGTCGTATTTGGTGTAATGCGGTAATGTTCTGTGTTCAAAACCATAAGGAATACGTTTTCCATCCACGTTTTGTTGTCCCAAACAAGAAATCATTTGAGAAATATTCAAATCACTGCCTTTGGAACCGGCATTCACCATGATGACAAAACGGTTGTCTTTATCCAATGATTTTAAACCGATTTTACCAGCCTCCGAGGATGCTTGATTCAATATATTATTGACTTGTGTTTCAAATTCTTCTTGATTCGTCTTACCCGTATTGTTCTCAAACACACCAATTTGTGTTTGGTCAATCAAACTCTTGACATCATTCTTTTTCTCACTAATGACTTTAATAATTGCCTGATTTGTTTTTTCGTCAGATATTAAATCACTAATTCCAACACTGTATGAACTGGATTTCATATATTCGGTAATGATATTTTGTAAATCATCTATGAAATTTGCCGAGGCGAAATTACCGAAATCATTACAAATACGATGGATAAGACCTTTTGAGCCACCACCCAAAATATCTTTTTCCATTTGACCACGAATATATTGACCGTTTCTTATTTCCAAGACATTGTTTGATGTTTTCGCATCTTCTTTGTCCCCAAATAATTTGGTCTTGAAACCTAATGTCAGTGGTGGTAATATTTGGGATAATATATCAAAATTTGTAATGATATCTCCCTTGTCTAATAACGCATATTCGTTCACGCGTTGAAACATCATCAGTATATTCATCGCCTCGCGTGGCGTGAATTTGATGCTTTCCCTTGTGAAACGATTTGATCCAAGCATGGAATCTTGAAAGATACCAATGATTGGTTTGTTGTTCGCAGGACTGATTATTTGATATGGCACTGCTGCCAAATTTTTCAATTCTGCGTCCGATTCGGCATCTTGAGCCATGTGTAAATTCATCTCCATGAATATCCCCAAGGTTTCCCAAGGGGGCAGACTATACCTTAAGCCTTATCAGGTTGATTAAACCATCATTTAGGACCCATAACCGTCTAGTCGTTGAACCTTCCCCATGCTCTATCATAACGAGTTTAGGGGCTTGGCTGCGGATTGCCCAATCCTTCACATTTTTACCTCTGGGGACGACAATTAATCGTGTTCCTCACAAGCGTTTCCGCAAGTAAGTGGTAGTGAAGGCTCTAAGGTGGTTTCCCGCATTTTGGTCATGTTGCTAATTGATTTTTTTAAATTATTTATAAATTCTATCGCACATTTTTTACTTTCGTCTAAAGAAATATGAACCCCGCCGAAATCAGCTTTTGTTCTATTAATAAATACATACCAACCATATTGTTCGTTATTTCTTTTTAAAGGTTTTATATATTTTTCAATATCATCATCAATTTTAGTGATATTTTTAAAACGGTCATATTTTTTATCTTTAAAATAATTTATAACACCATTAGAAACACGCTTTTTACTTTCGTCACTATGAGTAAATACACTTCCTCCATTTTTTAGATTATATCCATTTGGAAATAAACTATTTAATTCTTTTATGTAGTGTATTTCACGAACATCCGCATTTTCAATTTCACAACATTCAATTAATTCTACTACAAAATCATTAACACCATATTTTCTAATAGCGTTATTTAAGTAATGAGATTGATTTTTCTTTGTTGAAAATGCCTCTGATATATGACATCTAAATCTTCCATCGTGTCCATATGGTCTATATCTTTTATGGTTTAATATATGAGAAACAGCTTGTCCTACATATATTTTACCAGTGGTATGGTTTGTTATTTTATATATTTCACAATATCTTTCGGCAGGATTATCTAAAATTTTGTTTGATAGTTCTAAATGTTTTGATAGTTCCATTTATATAATACTATTATAATAATTTCTTTATATTCTTTTATTAAAATCAATTAACTAGAGAGTAACACGCTTTTCACGCTCTCTGTTGGGGACAAGATAATTAACACTGTTTATCCCCGTCGAAGTCGGCATTGTACGGTTTTGTGTCCGCTACATTCATTCTAAAAGTATCACCGCGCTTCATAATACGCGCAATGTGACACATCATTGACATACGATGTAAAGTAGGTTGTCTGTTGAATAACACTGGGTCACCATCCATCATGTGACGATGGACAATATCCCCGTTTTCCAAGACAATTGACTTTCGGTCAACATATCGTAATGTAATGGAATCTCCATTTTTCTTCTCCAAAATTTTGGCACCAGGATGAACATCTGGACCATTTTGAACAAGCTTCATTAGAAACGCACGATTCACATTATTTACGACAACCGGTTTTGTAATATTTTTTGCGATTTTCATGGGCACACCCAATTCGCGGATGGAAATATTCGGGTCAGCCGTAATAACCGAACGCGCACTGAAATCAACACGTTTTGCCATTAAGTTTCCCCTCATACGCCCACCTTTTCCATTCAAACGATCCTTGATGGATTTCAAAGGACGACCAGATCGTTGAGCAACCGACGCAATACCAGGAATTTTGTTATCAACTTGCGTGGCGACATAATATTGTAGGACGGTAGTCCAATCATCAATAATATTCGCCGGCGCATTGTTTTGTAATTTTTCCTGTAACGTCTTGTTGGTTTTGATAATATTCACTAAAATATGACTTAGATCATCCTCACTGCGTTGTTGCGCATCGTGTTTCACCGATGGTCTTACCGCGGGTGGTGGCACCGCCATGACTTGACATATCATCCAATCAGGACGAGACCATACAGGACTAAATCCCATAAAAGAAACATCTTCATCAGATATTCTTTTAAATATTTTCATAATCATTTCAGGGGTCAATTTAATAACCACCTCTTCTTCTTTTGTTTTCCATTCCGCGAAAATAGTTGCTAAACCTTCTTTACGAATTCGTGTTGCTTGTAAGCAGCCACACCCGTTTTCGGTATCTTCACCGCATCGCTTAATTTTACTTGCTAAACCAAAGACATATTTCCATCGACTATCGCCAGTTAATTTCAACGCTTGCTTGTATTTTTCTTTACTGATTAAAAGTTTGCTACATTTGAAACAAACGCAGCGTAATACTTTTAATATAGTATTTAAATATTGAATATAAAAGACGGGTCGTGCTAATTCAATATGACCAAAATAACCGGGTGTTTGCATATAGTCGAGCCCGTCTGTTGGACAGATAAGTCCTGGTTCTAATACCCCCATACGCGGGTCAAATAATCCGCCAATAATTGGTTTATTATTGACATAAGTGTCTCGCGATGTGATTTCAGCAACAGACCCTTTACGTATTTCCTCTGGTGATAAAATACTAAATTGAATGCCGATAATCTTGGAACTATTTTGTGTAACTGTATTTATCTTTGTAGACGACATCTTAATATATTAATATAAATATTATTTAGATTGTTTAAAATCAATTTTATTTATTAAAATAATAGTTAAAATTATCTTTTTAAATCAAAATAATAATTGTAAAAAAATTGATTTAAATTTTAGTAATACAAAAATATATAAACATTATACACAATGACCAAAGACTCAAAAGTGAAAACCGCATCTACTACCTTTAAAAAGGACAAGTCAACCTCTAAATCTAAAAAGAGAGAGGAAATCAAACAACGTAGAAAAAACAATGAATCATCTGACAGTGAAAGTGACAGTTATATTGAAACGGAAGATGATGATGAAGAAGATGAAATTGACATTCCAGAATATCGCAAATTTATTTCAAAAATATTTCCATCAAAATACATGGATAAAAAGGTAAAGGACACAAATAAATTAAAAAAATTATGTGACGATATTATGAAAAACGATAAAAAAAAGAAGGAAAAACAAGAACGCGATGATGATGATAATGATGAATCCAAAGATGATGATGATGAAGAGGAAGAACAACCTAAAAAGAAAACCCAATCCCCCAAAAAAAAACCTGTTAAAAAATATGGTAATAAATTAAAAAAACCATTAAAACGAGATAAAAGTAAGAAAAATCTCAAAAAGGAGGATTCTGAAAGCGAAAGCGAGGATGATTCTGAAGACAATTATGACGATGATAATAATGAAAAATCTGGATCAAACAAAGTAAATATTATCTTTACGATTGGTGGTCATGCAGATGAAGATGAAGAAAGTATTTGGGAAGATTATGATTCGGAAGATGAAGATTATGAAGAATCCGAAACCGAGGATGAAGACGAAAGTGTTTCAACCGATTCATCCAGTGACGACGATTATGATTCTGATGAAGATTATGTTGAAGAAGACGATGAATCAGAAGAGGATGAGGAAGATGTTGTTGTTAAAAAATCCAAAAAATCATCAAAAAACCATGTCTTGAAAATTACCAATGAAAAGGAAAACGCTGACGAAAAAGAAAATGAATCAAGCGAAGACGAGGTTTTGAAACAATTAAAAGAATTACAAGGTAAAAACAAAAACAACAAGGCGATCTTGGATTGTATTGAGACTTATGAAGAAAAGGTCAAAGAAAATAAAAAGAAAAATGCTAAAAAAGAAAAGAAACAAAAGGCAAAAAATTCGCGTATATTTAAACGTGTGATTCGTGACAAAAATACGATGAATGATTACAAGTTTTTTGAAAAGTTGGAAACCGAGGAACAAAAGAAAATTATCAAAGAGGTGCGCGAAATTAATAAAATCAGTCGTGTTGAAAAACCATACCGAATGACATTGTTAGAATCGAATATACCAGCTGTATTTAAAGCATCCGCCATGAAGAAAATAGCATCACTGAGATACATGGAACCTGGAAGTGGCGAGTATTATAAAATCAAAAACTGGGTAGATACTTTTATGCGTATACCATTTGGCAAATATGAAACCCTACCAGTGAATATTAGTGATGGCGTGGAGGCATGCCACGAATTCATGGAAAAAGCACAAAAAACACTAGATAATGCGGTATATGGATTAAACGACGCGAAAATGCAAATCATGCAAATGTTAGGTCAACTTGTAACAAATCCAGAGGCAATTGGCAGTGCGATTGCGATTAAGGGACCCATGGGTACTGGTAAAACTAGTTTGGTAAAAGAAGGAATCAGTAAAATATTGAATCGTCCGTTTTCATTTATTGCTCTTGGTGGTGCGACAGACAGTAGTTTCTTGGAAGGTCATTCGTATACCTATGAAGGCAGTGTTTGGGGCAAAATAGTTCAAATTATTATTGACAGTAAATGTATGAATCCAGTGATCTACTTTGATGAATTGGATAAAATCAGTGATACGCCAAAAGGTGAGGAAATCGCAGGAATATTAACACATTTAACAGATACATCACAAAACTCGCAATTCCATGACAAGTATTTCTCGGAAATAGATTTTGATTTGAGTAAATGTTTGTTTATATTCAGTTATAACGATGAATCAAAAGTAAATCCAATCTTGCGCGATCGTATGTACAAAATTCAAACCAAAGGTTATGATAAGAAAGAAAAGACGATTATTTCCACAAACTATTTACTGCCAAAAATAAGAGAACAAGTAAAATTCACCAGTGAAGACATAGTGATACCCGACAACACAATTCATCATATAATTGAAGAATATTGTATGAAGGAAGACGGGGTGCGTAATTTAAAGCGTTGTTTAGAAATCATTTATACCAAGCTCAACTTGTATAGACTGATGAAACCCGGCACGAATCTGTTTGAACAAGAAATGTCATTGAAAGTAGAATTCCCAATGACAGTCGCCAATGATGTCGTAGATAAATTAATTAAAAAAGATAAGGACGAATTAAGTAAATCGTTATATGGTTTGTATGTATAGTTAGTTATAGATAGTTAAATTTTGTTTTGTAAAATAATATTTTTTATTGAATTGTATTAAAAATATTATTTTAGATAAAGAAGCACTTCAAATGATGAATTCAGTAAGTAGTAGTGATTTCACACTATCGTCCCAATTATTGGAAAATGGAAATAGACGAGAAACATATATATGTAACAATGATGTTTTACATATATACATCGTCGTGACAATATTTATACTATCCATTGTAGGATTTTTAGTATATATGTTTGTTTTTGCTTAGATGCGATGTTTCTTTAAGTAGGTTTAAATAATTATTATTTGAATTTTTCAACTATATTTCCCTTTGCGTCATACACCCATATTTCATATAAATACCCGAGTTCTTTTGCGCATTCTTGTTTTATAAATATATTATCTTGTTTTTTATATGCGGTCCAACTTGATTTTACTTCAATACATAAATTTTTTGAATGAATATAAATATCCACATAATGTCTATGTTTTTTGCCTTCATTGTCTAAATACCATAATTCGGGAACATTTATTCTTTCATAAACAATATCATTTTCACATATTTTTTCTTGAAATAATAAATGGTTCCACGCAAACTTTTCATAACCTTGTATTTTGATTACTTTTCCAGAAGGTAAAGTATATTCTTTTGATAAATATGATTGATGTGAACATTTTTCAGATAATTCTGGAACATGCATATTATGTTCAACACCATATTTTTTCAAATATGTTTCTTTAATTTTATTTTTTACTTCTTCACTTTGAGAAGGATATTCTACCCCATATTTTTCTATACAAGTTTCTTTAATTTTATTTCGTATTTCTTCATTTTGTAACGGGTGTTCTACTCCATACTTTTCTAAACATGTAACTTTTCCTTTATCTCTAACTTCACTACTTTGTAAAGAATATTCAACTCCAAAATGTTTCATACAAGTTTCTTTACCCTTTTCTTTAATTTCTCCACTCTGCATAGGATGTTCTACACCATGATTCATAAAACATGTTTGTTTTTTCTTTTCTTTCACCTCTTCTGCTTGAGAAATATGTTCTACACCATATTTTTTAATAGCACTTATTTTCTTTTTTTCTTTTATTAAATGACTTTGCGAAGGATACTCTACACCATATTTTTCCATACAAGTTTTTTTAATTTTGTTTTTAGTTTCTTCTAATTTCAACCCACAAGTAACTCCGTATCGTGACATATTTGTTTCCTTTACTTTATCTTGTATTTCTTTACATTGAGAAGAATACTCTACACCATATTTTTCCATACAAGTATTTTTCATTTTATCCCTTACTGTTTGACATTTTAATGGATTATCTACACCATATTTATCCAAACATGTCTGTTTTATTTTTTCTTTTCCAAATATTTTACTACAACCTAAACAATATCCATTTGTTTTCAATAAAGAACGAAAACTTTTTGAAAAATGATGATTACAATTTTCATTCAAACATTCGCCTTCTATATTTGAAAATATGTTAATACTATTACATGAATAATCGTGTAGTAATTTAATATTATTCTTTTCGCATAAATCTTTTAAATATGTATAGTCGTATCTTGACATAATTACTTAATTTAAGTTTAAGTCTTTAAGTTATTTTTAAATAATAATTATTTGTATAAAATTATTATTTGAAAATTTATGCTCTTAATATTCGGAATAAGGGACGTTATTACCTGACCTCGTTACAAGATAATTATATTGCGGGACCGTCATACAGGCACACCCAGTACTGTTGGAGTAAGCATTTGGGCAACATTCAGGTTTGAACTCGGTAGTCGCAAAGAAATCCAATTCGCCTTCTGGTAAAGGGATTGGTTGTGCTGGACGGTTCAAGATATCTTGAATTGGCTTATCCTTCTTCAAGTCGGTATTCTTGGTGTAAGATAGGTTAGGAGTGAACCAAGCCGAGGTGTCGACAGGTACTTCATTTGCTTTGGCAAATTGTGAGTCCTTCATGGCAGTGAATCCTTCTTTTTTTCTGTTAGTAAATGCTTCGACTACTCTTGAGGCAGTACTCTTAAATATACTGTGAAAATCAGACGCGGATACGGTACAAGTAGAAAATAGTAAATGACCTGCTATTATCCAAAACAATACAACAATAATAAGTAATGTTACTAAATTAAGTTTTAATCCAGGTATAGATATTTCCATTATTATATATAATTATAAGATAATTTTTATATATAATAAAATTTTTATTTACCTAAAATATACAATTTTTATTTACAAGTTGGGTCTTTTTTTGGATCACACCCCAAAGGTTTAAAAAATTCTTTTATTCCAAGTGGAACAAAATATTCTTCTATTTTTCCTAGAAAAACAACTTTAAAAAATATATAAATTAAAAAAATTGTTAATATAAAAACAAAAATATTTAAAAAATATTTTTCAAAGGTTGTTTTCTTAGACATATTTATAATATAAATATATATATATATTTTTATTGCGATGTATTTTAAAAATTTCTTAATCTTTAAACGAAGCACTTGTCAATCAAAGAATTATAATCCCCTATTTGAATTCCGTTCAAATGAAAACTATTTTTATCAGTCAATAAATGGTATAATTTATTAGAATTACCTAAAGAAGATGGATTTAAAATTTCTACTAAACCATAGACTTTTTCACCATTTTTCAATATATCCCCTAATTTGACGCAACTTATTTTTGCTATTTTACGGTCTTTTAAATGAAGATATGTGTATTCGTCAAACCCCATATCAAATAATTTGTGTATATCTGTTTTGTCTAAATCTTTTCCTTCATTTTGCGAATTATTTAATTTTAAATAATTATTTATTATATTATAATTTTCTTCTGTGATCTCATCCCAATCGCTAAATACATAATTCCCAATAGTAAACTCCTTACATGTTGTGTTTAGACAATAGATGGTTGGTTCACTATAATTTTCAACTGGTTTAGCATCAGGATGTTTATTTACAAAAATCCACATCCCGTCGTTTCTTACACGATGTGACCCACTGACAACGACATCACCCAACTTGTACATTTTACCATATGCCGTAGATAATCGTATTTTTGCGGTTATAATATTTTGATTATCACCAAGACTCCATAATTCATCACCAACTTTAATTTCACTTATTTTTTTCATTGTTCTATCAGCCATTTTCATCATAGTGTTTTTGTCAAAACAAGCACTTATTTTTGGTCTAGACGGAACTTTGGGTATTTTAAATCCGCTCGTTCGTATATTCAAAACTTGGGTTAAAAATACGAGAAAAATTGCCATAGTTATTGATACCGCACTAAAAATAGCCGTACCCGTAATTGCCATCGGCCAGGTTACCGGTATTAACCATAGACTAATGATTACAGCAACCGCGGAAATCAATACATAAATAATCAGTTGAACTAATGCTCCTAAAAATGCCTTTAAAGCATAATATGTGCCTAAACTAGTATATATACCCGATGTAAGCACCCCTACTACTTTTTTAACGAGGTCATTAAAACCAATAATCATTTTAGTAACAGGCACAGTAAAATTTATAATACGATTTAAAATTTCTTTACTAATGTTTGCCATATTTGTTCGAATATTTGACACGAGAATTCTGGACGAATCAATTGAGCCACTCAAATCACCATAGATACTTGATAAAGACGATGTAATAAATGTCAATGGTTGAAGAGCAAATGAACTGATTGAAACTAAAATAGATTGAATACAAAATGTAAAATTTTGTTGTGTAAATTCAGCCATAGTCATATGTTCAGGTTTGTTAATAAATCCGGCAAAAGGAATCACTGTCGGGTTACATCTCTGATTAGACCAATCGTCTTTAATTGACTGAGTGTCTTTGAGTGTTTTAAAATAAAAAAAAATAGTTATAGGTATGAGAAAATATATAAAACATAAAAATACATCACCCCCATATTGGTCCATAAATCCAATGTTTTTGTATAAATTTTTTACAGTATTATATGAGTCATTAAATGTGGTGTTAAATATATCATTGTTATTCATATTATTATTCATATTATTATTCATATTATTATTCATATTATTATTCATATATAAATAATGGATAATAATGTTTTTATTTTTATTTATAATATATTTATTCTAATATGATTATTTGATACTATATTTTTTACCATATAAAAACTGCCAACTGAATAAAATATCCAATACAAGTCCGCAAATACTCCAAAATAACAATAAATATTCTAAATTACTTTTTTTTTCAATATTATAAAAATAAATAACTGCTAAAGTAAAAAAAGGTATTGCACATATATCAGCAATATGACTTATATTATTCATTATTTTTTTAAAATATTCTTTCATATTATTAAATAATATTTTATTTTAATCATTTGAATAATCATTCCGCATTTAATATGCTATGTCATCATCTTCCCAATCCCAAAATACAAGTCTACCAATAGGTATCCGATGGTCTGATGTAATTAAACAACTAAACCAGTCGCTTGAAACTTCATTTTGTTCTAGAGCCATTGGGTGTTCATCAACATATATAAATTTCTTGGTTTTCTCATAAAATACCATATGCTTTCCAGTAACATAAATAGTATCACCGTCTACACCCATTTTTTCAAACTTGTATAATTTATTTTCATTTTCTAAATTATTCATTTTCATGATGGATTGTATTTTTATATCATTTTCTAAAACATCTCCTAAATCTAAATCCTTCATCAAACGGACGTCACCATTTTTTAATCTTATTTTTGTTTCTGGATGAAAACAAAGCGCCCTTACCATTTTACCTGGTGGACCATTCCATGTACTTTGGATTGTCATCATACTTCCATACATTATATACATTAAACTAACCATAGAACCAATAAGTTTACCTGCTAAATCTTTGATTGATATAATTAATTTTTGATAAGATACGACGATACTCATCAATGATGAAAAAATTCCACTTAAAATAGTTGTCGCAAATGTGCGTACATTACTTAATACGGTTCGAATAGCATCAATATTTCCAACAAATTGACCGGCTAATGTAGATAATGTAGATGTCATATAAGTTAATGGTTGGAGTAAATAACCCATATAATTTGTTTGCATGTTTTGAATACAAAATACAAAATCTTTTTCTATATTATCGGATAATGGCATATACATTGGATTACATCGGTAATTTGCCCAATTAGCTTTAATATCAGTAATTGATACAAACAGAAACATGGTTGATATAATAACTATAAATCCAATAATAACAAAAATTAATCTTGCGTAATCAATACCAACAGACATAGTTAAATATTATGTAGATATTATTTATATATTATTTATATATTTCAACATTAAATAATTTATTTTTTTGATTTCCTGGATTTCCTGGATTTCCTGGATTTTCGAGTCTTTCTGGATTTTCGACGACGACTACCACCAACAAGCGTTACCTTATCATATTTACTATTTTCACCACCTTGTAATATTGACGACGCATTACTAGCAAATTGACCATTTACTGACTGTGTACCTGCCATTTGGTCGTTATATGGGACAATCATAGTTGGAATTACTACAGTTCCAGCGCCTCCTTTATATTTTATTCTTCGGATTCTTCTTTTACCACCAACTTTTGATAATGAACTAATAAGTTCACCGTTTTGTTTACCACCAAGATATGCGCTTTCCATAGGAGAACCCGCAAGCATACCTTTCACTTGGGGGGCAGGTAATATATTATTTGTTCCACCGTTTAATTCTTCAGGTTTTAAACTAGTATTTAACATATATATTATTATAATAAATTAAAATATAAAAATAAAAATATGAAAATAAATAAATGGACGACAAGGCAAGACTACAACTCCAAAAAATGATCAAGGCAAATAATGTGGAAGACCAAACAGAGTTAATTCGTGATTTAAAACACAGTCATTTACTTCAAAATGATATAAATAATTTAATCATGTTAAAGGCAAAATACAGAAATAATCAAGATAAAATTCACAAAGAAGGTATAAGTGAATGCGGGTTTTTATTCACATATTATACAGATATTTACAATAAAATCCGCAAGGATGAAATTGATTTGAAAATCCTAAATCAATTTTTGAATATATTAAGAAGAATTGAAGATGGAGAAATTGATCAACATGAAGGATCATTTATTATAGGGACATTACTCAAAGAATTATATGTTGACAGTGCTTTAAGAAAAGCCGAAAAGTTGAATCAAGATGAACCTGAAGTTATACAACCCAAAGAGGTGATAAATATTTCATGGAAAGACTTCAAAAAAACATTATAATATAAAAATAATATAAAATATTACTCACATGTATAGATATATATACATGTTAATAATAGATACGGATTATCCTAAAGGTATATATGAAATAAGTATTCAGGATAATAAATTTATAATAAAAGGCACAAATAGTGATAATTATAAAATAAATAATGAGGAACAAAACATATTTATGGAAAACATACTTTCAAAAATAAAAATAAAGGAAAAACTACATGGAAGTTTAAAATTTAAAGACTGTTTTGTATCATTGGAAGATGTAAGAAACATTCATTATGGAATAATAAATAATCTCATTCACGACGATTCAACCCCAACGATTCATAAGATTGGGGGATTTGGATTTTTATGCGGAACTACAAAACCATATCGGTTAAAATATATGGATTATTGTAATAAATTTCCAAATGTATTAGAATATATATCTACCAATAAATATTCGCCAAATGATCCCTCAATGTTTACTTTTGTTGATATGAAAAAATATAGATATTTAATTGATGTACCTGGTCACACTTATTCAACAAAATTATATTCTTTTTTACATTCAAAAAGAGTTATTTTTAAATTAAAAGATGTGAAAAAAGAACATGAATTTTATTGGGAAAAATTAGTGAAACCAAATGAGCATTATATAGAAATTAAACCAGATTATTCGGATATCATTGAAAAATTTAATTATTTACAAAACAATCCAGAGGTTGAACAAAAAATCATTGAAAATTGTCAAAAACTAGTTTCAACCTTATTAAGACCCGATATTCTTACAAATCATTTTTTGGAATGTGTTGATAAATGTTGGAATCAATAGTTATTCATTTTCTATAGTATAATCAAATCCGCTTTCTTTAAAAAATATAAAATCATTCATATAAAAATGATATACTTTATTTTTGATTTCTTTGTTATAAAAATATTTTGTTGGCACTTTGTAATCAAAATATTCTGACATGTCCATGTCATAAATATATTTTTCTAATAGAATATCTGCTTTACGTACATGCTGACCTTTGAAATTTATTAAATTTTCCGGTATTTTTTTTTGAAATAAATCTTCAATATAATTATAATTAATATTTTTAATATCATAAATGATTAATTCTTTACTATTTTTGACTCTTATATCAAAAGCATCATTTGTTTGTGGAATAAAATGATGTTTGTCAATGATTTTCCAGTCATTTTTTATTAATTTGTCTACAAAGGTAGAAAATGTAAGAGTATCATGTTTCCATAAATGTCTAAATTGTCCTTCTTTTTTATATTTATCTAAAAATCCCGAAATAATTTTTTCGTATGGATTTCTGATAATCAATATGGTTGTATAATTTTCAATATCATTTGGTAAAGTATTCCATTCTTTTTTACTATGTATTTCATTATCTATAATACTATTTTGTAAATACCAATAAATTTTTTTAATATGTGAACAGCCACATTTTGCTGACCATCCAAATATAACTTTTACTTTTGTATCGATTAAAAAATACATATATTATTTTATATATATTTTTTATTTTTTTTTTTTTAATTTTAAACGGTTTAAAATAATTTGGTCATTTTCTCGTTTTGTATTTGCTGATGATTCCTCGACCTTCTTTTCCTTTTTAGACGACTTCTTCTTTTGCTCAGCAGCATCGTATTCTTCGAATTTGGCATCAAGGTAGGCTTGTTTGTCTTCATTGACATGAATGACAGGTGGATTGACGACATTTACAGGAATGAGTGACTGACTTGATTCATTTTTTGTATTCATTACGATTGATGGTTTTGGTACAATTGGTATTTTTGTGTTACTTGATTTATCATAACTATTGCTATTTCTAGTGCTATTACTACCGCTAAAACTCATGGATGAATCTAATTTTACAGATGATCTGGGTGATTTCTTGGATGATGATGATGATTTCTTGGATGAGGATGATTTCTTTGATGATTTCTTGGATGAGGATGATGATTTCTTGGATGATGATGGGTTTTCAATAAAAAGTGGTTTATCAAGAACAAGAGTTTCTGGCAATTTATTTGATGATTCTTTTTCTTTTACTGACAAAGGAACAGGTGTAGCGGTTTTCGATTTAGATTTTAATGATAACGATGATTTACTTTTTTGAGAAGATTTTTTTACAGAGGACAATGATGAACTCTTTTTTGGTGTAACTTTTTTTTCAACAATAGACATAAATTCCGGTGCTGGTAAAGGATTAGGAGTGTTTGGTTTTAATTTTAATGATGATTCTGATAATGTGGATGTTCCAAAATCAATGGGTTTGCTCATGTCAATTGGGGTTCTTTGAGAGACTGGTGTTCTACGATTTGATATTTTTTTTAGTAATGATGATAATGAAGCCGATGAATTTCTAGAGGATGACTTTTTACCAGATAGTTTTTTAGTACTTCTTGTTTTCATTGTTTTATTTGAAGCATCGTATTTTTCGCATTTTTTTGTAATGACATTTTTTCTACTTCCATTTGGACAACGCACGCGTTTAATTTCAGACTTTTTCTGGCATTCGCCAGTTTTTCTGTTTTTACGAGAGCCATTTTGACAACGATGACTCACAATTTGAGACAAACGAATACAATCTCCTGTTTTATTTTTTCTTGTTCCATTTTGACAACGCCCCATATAATAGTATATAGTATACACATATTATTATTTTTAAAATTCCAAACAAATCAAATTCAAAAATAATAAAGTTTCTAAATATCAAACACTACCTAAAACACTACCATGTTTCTCTCTTTGACTCTATTTTCAAAAAGGAAAAAGGGTTTAAAATGTTAATGATATTACATATATAACTTGATTTATAAGTATGTCTACCAAATCTTATAATAAATCTAAAACCACATTAGTGATTGTAGAATCGCCAGCAAAATGCGCAAAAATAGAATCATTTTTAGGCGCAAATTACAAGTGTGTTGCTAGTTTCGGACATTTGCGAAAACTGGAATCACTAGATGATATTGACCCATATTTTAATATTAAATACAAAAATGATGAGAAAAAAGAGAAACAAATAGACAAGTTGAGGAGAGAAATAGCACAATCCAACGAGGTAATATTGGCGACTGATGATGATCGTGAAGGTGAAGCTATTGCGTGGCATATTTGTTCTCTCTTTGATCTTCCAGTTCAAACCACCAAAAGAATCATATTTCATGAAATCACAGAATCCGCAATTCAAAATGCCATGATGAATCCTAAAACAATCGACATGAATAAAGTGAATTCGCAACAAACACGTCAGGTTCTTGATTTAATGGTCGGATTCAAGGTCTCGCCTGTGCTGTGGAAATATATTTCCAGTAATGGGTTGAGCGCTGGTAGATGCCAAACACCCGCCTTGAAAATCATTTATGATAATCATATTGAAATCGCGAATCATCCAGGAAATACATTATACAACACGACAGGGTATTTCAGTGGAGGGGTCGCGTTTGAATTAAATAAGGAATACGAGTGTGAAGCTACCATGTGCGAATTTTTGGAAAAGACATGTGAGCACAACCATATTTTTACCTGCAGTGATCCTAAAAAAGTGTTTAAAGAACCGCCTCAACCATTAACCACTTCGCGTATACAACAATTGGCGAGCAATGAATTACACATATCACCCAAGGAAACCATGAAACTATGTCAGACATTGTATGAGGAAGGCTATATTACTTATATGAGAACCGACAGTAAAAAATACAGCGCTGAATTTGTTGAAAATGTAAAAACCTATATTATACAAAATTATAATGATAAAAGGTATATTCATAATGAAATTGACTCTTTGAAAAACAACATGAAGAGAGAAAATGGGGATACCCCGAGTCCTCCTGTCAAAACCAAAAAGACCAAAAATGAATCAAAAAAAGCAAAAAATTTAGAAATTGATAGAGAGGTGAAACCCCAGGAAGCGCACGAGGCAATCCGTCCAACTCACCTAGAAATGAGAGAATTAGGCGACGACAATGA